GAAGGCTACCGCGCGCTTAACGATAAGTTTCTGAATAGCCAAGGCTACGCGGGCCACTCGCTCTATACGCAGGTGTTGTTGTTCGCCGTCCTTCCCGGTTACTATCTTCTTGGTCTTGGTTTCGTCTTCTTCCGTTACGTCGGTTTCGTCGCTAACGTCTACCTTTACCCACTTGTCTTTACGCTTGGCTGCGTCCATAACGTCGTGGGTTGCTGGGTTAAGCTCTTTAAGGTATTGTTCCGCTTCCGGTGTGGAAGTGGTACGCCCGTTTTTAAGCTCGTTAATCGCTGCGGAGCTGTCCTCTGCTGCTAATAGCTGGTTTAATTCTTCAATAGTCATAATTGTTGTTTTTTAGTTATTGTCTTAGAAATAGCCGGCGGCTGACTTCTTACCTTCCTTCGGCCTAAACTCTATTGTTCCGGTCAATGCGTCCGGCGCGTCGTCGTGTGCGTTGTTTCCTACCTTCATATAGCGGGTAATAGCGTTATAAAAGTCCGGCCACATCTTATCCCAATTCTTCGGGAAGTAGGTAAGGTTTTGTACTTCCGCGCTGTGGGTGAATATTCGCACCGCTTTGTTTTCGCTTTGGTGGAACCACTTTACGCGGGTCTTCCCGTTACCCATTAACCGGGCTTGCTTCTCTACGTTTCGGGCAAAGCCGCGCCCGCCGTTGTTACTCTCTACGTTGGCTACTTCTACGGCGTGTTTGGTAAGTATTTCCGCCGTCTTTACCTCGGTGTATTCCATAGGCTTTTGCGTATAGAGTACGTCCAAAATGAAGTTACCTATTTCGGTTTCCAAGTATGTAATAGAGCATAAGAAGTCCATACCTTCGTCCGCCGTATCGGTATAGTTCTTTACCACGCGCCGCTTGGTTGCCGGTAGTATTTCGTATTCCTTAAACTCGTTTTCATACATGAGGCCTTCCAACGGCTTAGGCTTCTGCTGGTATAGGCTGGCGAATACGTGCGGATTCCTGCTGCGTATGCTTTCAAGTTTGGCTAAATTGTGGCGTTCCGGCCATAGTGCTTCGCCTATCTCGCGCGGGTCGTATTCGGAAGGCTCGGAATCCTGTATAGCTGGGTAAATAACTACTATCCACCCGTCGGGGTTGCTTTTGGGGTCGTATATACCTTGTTGCTCCAACAATCGGCCCGCTAAGTCCTGTTCGTGCCAGCGGGTAAATACTATTAGCTGCTGGCTGTCGTTGTGTAGTCGGGTTTCTGCTACCGTGTCGTACCAATCTTCAATAGCTGCGCGAACAACCGGCGACCACGCCGTTTTAGCGTCCTTGTAGATGTCGTCCATAATAAGAACGTCTACCGGTTCGCCCGTTAGTGGGCCGCCTACGCCTACCGTCTTGAAGCCGCCCCTATGTCCTACTATCTCGCATTCGTCCGCGTTCCTTAGCCAGCTGCCGGCTACGGTTGCTATATTCTTGCTATTTAGGCGGGTGTCCGGGAATATCTCGGCGTATTCGGGGCTGTCTATTATTCGCTGTATTTCCCTGTTAAACTTACGGGCTTTCGGGGCTGAATAGGAAACTACCGCCAGCCTTGTATCGGGCCGTCTGCCAAGAATGAAAGACGGGAGCCTTCGGGTTGAACCCTCGGACTTACCGTGCTGGGGCGGCATAAATACCATAAGCTTTTTTATTCGCTTTTCGGCAAAGTCCCCAAGTACGGAATAGTAACGTTTATGAAATGGCGCGGGGTCGAAGGTAGGCATAGTATAGCCCGTAAAGCGTAGAAGGTCAGTACGGGCCTGCCTTACTAACCTTTCTTTAAGAACGCTTATATACTCTACCTTCTCCTTGCGTGTCATTGTTGTAACTTCCTTTCAAGTTCCGCTATCTTAGCGTCTAATTCTTCTTCCGAAAGCTTGGCGAATAAGTCCGCCCCGTCCTTTCCTGTAAGCTCCGTAGCTTGCCTATTCTTCCATTTTTCCGGTTCGCAGTTGCAAAGCGTGAAAATTATTGCCGCCGTGTCCGGCTGAAAATGTTTATCTACCGTCCGTTGCTCCTTTACCTTGGCTATCTCTTTGCCGTTTGCGTCGTAGCGGCCCGTTCCTACCATTGTTTTGTGTTGTTCCTGTACGGTATAGCCCTGTATCTTTTTGAGTAGACTTTTCTTCGCTTCTGCTACAAAGAAAGCAGTACGCGCTTCTTCCGCCTTTTTAATAGCGTCGGCAAATTCGGGTTTTGTGTTCAGCCACTCGAAGTAGGTAGCCCTATGTATTTTTACCATACGGCAAATTTCCGCCACCGTATAAGTGTCGGATTCAATAAGTTTGCATATACGCTCTACTATTTTATCGTTGTATTTTGGTTTCCTTCCTGCTGGCATAATCAGTTATTCTATTTCGGGAAGCTCTACGGTTTGACCGCGTAATTCGTGCGTACAATCTCCGCAAAACTCTATTTTCCCGTTCTTTATAAAGCTGTGGCAAATGCTTACTTTGTCTTTGTATGGCGTTTCAACCTTTACCGAAGGCGTTATAGTGGGGTTATTAAAGTTTCCGTTAAATTCCCAAACCGGTGTAGGATAGCCGGGGTTCTTTACGTGTATAAAGTGTTCTTTCTTGCAAGCCGGGCAAAGGAAGGCGCACACGCCGTGGTATCTTTCTTCCGGGTATTGTTTTAATTTTGGCATACCGTTATAGTTTTGTAATTTCTACTTCTTTGTCGAATAGCTTTATTCGGTCTAATATGACTTGGCAATACTCCGGGCTTATCTCAATTCCGTAGCAGTTGCGGTCTAATTGGTGGGAAGCAATAAGCGTAGAACCGGAACCTAAGAAGAAGTCTACTACCAATTCCCCAGCGCGGCTGCTGTTCTTTATGAACCTTCCGCAAAGCTTTACGGGCTTCATAGTAGGGTGTTCCGCGTTTACTAAGGGCTTGTCTTCGTGTATAACCGTGGTAGGGTGTTCCGCGTCGTTAAGCATTTCCTTGGCAAACTCTAATAGCTCCTTCTTGCTCATAGCGTCAAGGTCTATCTTATCTTCTATTACGGTGCGGTTGTTCCTTTCTGCCACGAAGTAGTGAGGGCCACCTTCTTTCCAACCGTAAATTATAGGTTCGTGCTGCCATTGGTAGTCTTGTCTTCCTATTACGATGTTATTCTTTACCCATATAAGCTGCTGCTTGTAAGCAAAACCGGCAAGCCTTAGCCCGTTAATGAAGTTTACCGCTTCGCGCGAAGCGTGGAATACGTAAATAGCCGCGCCTTTCCTGCTGACTGCAGCGTAGTTGGAATATATAGTTTCAAGGAAGGCCTTAAAGTGGTCGTCATCCATAGCGTCGTTTACTATGTCCGTTTGTACTCTATTTCCTTTGTCGGCTGCGTTAAGCATTTCGTTCTTGCTGGCGTAGTCTACGTTATAGGGCGGGTCGGTTACAATAAGGTCGGCTTCCTTTCCGGCCATAAGTCGCTCTACGTCGGCTATGTCGGCGGAATCGCCGCAGAGTAGGCGGTGGCAAATACCCCCCTTGCGTATCTCGAATAAGTCCCCCCGTTTTATGCTGGTCTTTATGCTGGCTGTGTCCGGCGGCGTGAAGTCGTCTTCTTTAAGCTCCTTTTCCGGTTCCGCTGGTGGTGCAAATTCCGAAACGCCCCATTCCTGTGGGTCTATTGAGTATTCCGTCGTTACTTCGGCCATATTCTTTACGTCCCAAGAAAGGTTAGCGTTTGCCGTAGCGTTATCCGCTAAGGCAAGTTCCCGGCCCTCTCTACTATCGAGGTCTATGTCCGTACGCTTTACCGCCACCAACTTGTCGCCGGTGGTTTCAACGATAATAACGTCTTCCAATCCCTTGGAGCCGGCTGTTTCCGTAATGCCGTTTCCTGCTATTATTCGGTTGTTTTTATCCAACAAAATAGAACGGCCAAGCCCGAACCTTTCTACACTCTTTTCAAGAAGCGAAGTACCAAATTCCGTATGTTGGTTTAAGTTCTTGTCGTCCGGGATTAGCGCGTCTATTTTGGTTTCTATTACCCTGTTCTTTGCCATAGCTTAGCTTATAACGTTGAACAATGGCGGGCAATCCAAAGGAAGAAAAGGCCCGAAAGTACGCCTACGACGGTAAAGAAGAAGTCCCATACTTCAGCGTGTCCGCGCTTGGTTACAAGGTCGTATATTTCCTTTCCTGCGCCTACAAGAACGCCAAGAATAAAGCCCAGAACAGGGCTAAGAAAGCCAGCGAAATAGGCAATTACGAAGCCTGCGGCAAGGTGTAGCCACTTATCCGAAGCCAAAAGAAAGCCTTTGAATGTCTGCAAGGCTCTTAAAATCTTGTCTTTCATATCTTTGCTTATTAGGCCGCCAACATTAGCGGTAAGCAAAAATAGAAAAAGCGTATTATAATAATACGCTTAAACAAATGCAAGTATTCAAAAAGTTATAAACTAACCCCGTTTGTTTCGCCGGGCTTTGCGCTGATTACCTTGACGTAGCTTAATTCGTTATCATCGTAAAGCTTCAAGGCTTTTTGAAGTCTTCCGGAAGTTCTACTACAAGTTCCGGCCTTTTGTGCTTGTTTCTTTTCATAACTTTTCTTTCCTATAAACGTCCTACCTTTACGGTATCCGTAAATAAATACTTTTGTACTTCCTGCTGGAAGTCCTCGAAGGAACGGCAAACGACGTATTTGCTTCCGTATTGCTCGGCAAGGGCTTGCCATTCTTTTTGTAGCGGGGTTTGTCTGCTGCTTTTGCTTGGGGTTTTGAACTCAATACAAAGAGCGTTATAGTCACCGGATCCGTATAGTAGAATAAGGTCGGAAACGCCCGCCGTTACTCCTTCGCCCTTCATAATAGCTGCTTCCCTTGCGTTTCGCGCGCCGCCGTTTGGAACGGCAAACAATAGAAGGCCTATACTTGGGTACTGCAGCCGGAACCACGTAACGCAGCTTTTTTGTATCGCGCTTTCAATGTGTCGCGGCATAGTCTATTACAATTTTAGGGGTTAATACTTCGCCGGTCTTTGTGCGCTTGCGGGTAAACTCTATTCTATACCCCGCGCCTTGCTTTAACGCCTTCCTAATTTCCCGGCTTATCTTTGGGCGGCGTACCTTTATGGTAAAAACTATTGAAGCCATACTATTAAGCTTGTTAAGAAGTGCTTATTTTGCTAAAATCGTCCAAATAAGCAGCTTTATGGCTGTCTATTTTGCCAAAATCAGTATAAATAAGCACTTTTCTTGATAATTTTTCGGTTAAAATAACTTCGGGCTACGCCTGTCTTCCTGTATCTTAGTAACCCGTTCTATTTCCGCGTCTATCTCCTTTTCCAGCTTCTTGCTTTCTTTTAGATAAGTGGTAGAACGTGTCTTAAAGTAGTCCTTTTGCGCCGCCCTCATTTTTACAACCTTCTCGTAGAACTCTTTACTATTCATTGGAAACTTTCTTTTCGGGTTCCGCTTCCTTTGCAGGTTCCTGTTCCGTCTTTTGTTCGATATTGGCCGCTTTCTCTGCGGCGGCTTTTCCTTCCTGCTGCTTCCTGTATGTTACTACCGAGCTGGCTGCCTTCAAAACAATGTTTACCACTGCGTCGCGCTGGGCCTTCGGTAACTTGCTTTCGTGGTTGGCTACTTTCTCGAACTCTGCCTTAATGTTTTCTACCGTGAACAGGCCAGCGTCGCTCAAAGCGTCGTAAGGGGTTCTTCTCCACTTATAGCCCTTCTGAGGTGCTGGCCTTAATTTTGTGTAGGCTTCAATTTCGTAGCCTAAATACTCGTTAAATTTAACGTCGTTAATTGTTTCCTTTACTTTCATGGCTTTATTATTTGAGTTATTTTTATAAAAAATCGCCACACGCCGCCGTTAAGCCTTGTAAGGTATCTTTATACCGCCCGAAGCAAACAAACGCGACACGCGGCGAATTAGGGGCTATTCTCTATTTATCGCATATCTTGCGGGCGTAAAGTGTATTACGGCAAAGTCAATAGTTAAGCTTGAGGAAATTTCAGCCAAATCCTTATATTTGGCCCGCGCCGCCGTAAATACCGGGGCAAACCACGCCACAAACTCGTTTTCGGTTAAGCCGTCGTTTTTGGCAAGCTCTAATAACGAAACCGGAAGCCCGTCTACCTGTGCGTAGTATTCATACATTACCAAGCTGTCTATACTTTCCCCGGACTCGGTTGTATGGTTTATATATTGGCCACGCTGCGTAAGTTCAAGTTTTTGTACTCCTACTTTGTCGGCTGTAACCTCTATTATAACTTCCTGCGGGCTTCTATATGGGGCCGCGCTCCACTGCCTTACGCTCAATACGCCGCCGCTTTCCTTCATCTTGGCTATCTTTTTGTCCCAATACTCGAAGTTCCCGCGTATGGTATGAAGTTTCCGCCCTGTCTTTACCTTCCCCGCAAAGTCGGAAGGCTTGTTAATCTTCTTTCCGTTCTCAAAGGTGTCCTTACTGAGAATTACTACTACCGTAGTAGGTTTTGCTATCTTGCTCATAATTTTATTGTCTTAAATGTGGTTTCGCCCGAATAGCCCTTTTCAAGCTCTAATACCATAGTTTGTATTCGTATGTAATTAAAAGTCTTACGCGGTAGGGCTGTAATGCTCCTAAGCCCGTAGGCTGTCAATTCTCGGAGCCTTACGTCGCTGTCGCTTATAGTAAACCACGGCATAAGGGCTATTACGTGGTCGCTAAGCTCCATACACTCTCTAAGAATTTTATAGCCTAACTTCATACCTTTTTCTTCCAACCCTTCGGGAACTCCGAAGGCGTATTTACTGCTAAAAGGTGGGTTCATAACAATACAATCGTAGCGGGTGTTTTTTGCAAGCTTGAAGTAGTCTTCCGGCGCGGTAATTTCGTATTTACCGGAAGACTCTAACGCCCTTACCAAGTTTCCGACGCCCGGCGTAGGCTCTAAAACGGTCTTAGCTCCTGCCGGAATAAGACTTACCATATAATCGCAAATCGCCGGCGGTGTTTGGTACTTGTGTTCTTCGTTTTCTAAGTGGTGCATAATTCTTATTTTGAGGTTATTCTGCTAAAATGGTAAGTCGTCGCCTTCTTCGGTTGGCTGCTGGTATGATGGGGCAGGCGGTGCTGGGGCTGCGCTTGTTTGTCCCTGTTCCTGCTTGTTTCTGCTAAGTAGTTGCAAGTCCATAACCCTACAATTTATACCGGCCTGTAAAGTCCCGTTTGCGCTGAACATCTTTACGGAAAGGTCGCCGCGAACAAATACCGAAGTTCCCTTCTTGAGATAGTTAATAACGCCGCTTTCTCCGTATTTAAGGCAGCTAACCCAAACGGTACGCTTCTGCCTTTCTCCGTGCGCGTCGGTATAGCTTTCGGTATGAGCTACGCTGAACGATATAAACCGTTGCCCGTTAAACTCCTTAATTTCGGCATCCTGTCCTAAGTTGCCTATAATCTCAATTTGTAACATAACTTGTTATTTTTATTGGTTATCGAATAAATTTAATTGTCTGCACTCGTCGGGAAGCAGAACCCCAATTTTCCGCAAAGCTTCGCGGTATGTACACCCGTTATTTTCGTAGTCCATAAATATGTTATAGGCCCTTGGGTGTAGGTCGTACAATAATTCAAAGCGCGATACTTTCTCCAAGTGCGCCCCGAAGCCGCAAAACATACAGCCGGTTCGCGTGTGGCCTTTGTCGTATAGTTCGCAATATGGAACGTTGTACTTCCGTAAGTATTCCCAAATATCCGCATCAGTCCAAATGCTTATAGGGTAGCTCGCTATATGTGAATTTTGGAAGGAATTACACCCCCCCGGCGTATATATTGCTGCTTCCTTAAATCGCTTTCGCCGGCCATTACTCCTAATATCGGGACTTCGCCTGTTTCCCTACTATACCTTGCGAATGGTCGTTTTTTTAGGTATTCGCAGCATTGCTCTGAAACGTCGAAACGCTCTTTTATAAGGAACTGCCAGCGGTCTGCTATCTTACCGCTTCTATAACCTTTCTTCGGGTCGCTTCCGTGAAGTCGGATAGAAAGTAGCTTTTCGCTTTTAGTAGTCTTCGCTTGGCGTATTCCGTGCGCCTGTTCCTTTGATATTAGCGGGAAGCCGTACCGGCTAATAACCTGCTTAAATGTTATTTCGGGACGAATTATAGTTACGTTCTCCGTACTCCTTACAAAGCGTATTATTTCGGGGTATTCGTTCCCGGTATTGCAGAAAACCGCCTTTATATCCTTGTCTACAAAACGCCTTACAAGGTCAAGCAATACGGTAGAGTCTTTCCCGCCCGAAAAGGAAACGTAAGGGGTTTTCCCGGTCTTCGCTATGAAGGCTTCTACCGTTCCTACGGCGTGGTCTATTTTTTGGTTTAGCGTCCATTTTTGGCGCGCTTCTAATTCCTGTATAGTCATAGCTAAACTTTCTTTACTCCTACTAATAATTCCCCGCTTATTACCTCTGTTCTGGTATCTTCGTCATATCTCCTGTATAGCTGAATAAGCCCTTTTTCTCGGATAGCCTTAAATATGCTTTCTTCTATTCTGCGCTGGTCGCGTTCTATAAAGTATTCTTTCGTTTTATGCCCGTAGGAAATCAATAGAGAGCGTTGATGTAACTCTATTTCGTTGTATTCGTATGCTACCCCCAGCTTTTCTATGTCGTATTTTTCCGGAAGCAGTCGTATATGGTCTATTTCTATTCCCTGTATAAAAGAATTAGGAACAGGGCTTAGCCAGCTGGCTATCTTGCGTAAAGCCGCCGCTATCTTCTTTTTCATATCTTTTGTATTACTATAAGACGCTATTCGGCGTATTAAGCTTTTTTAGGTAGTCCTTGACCTTGTTGGCTATACTCCGAAATTCCGGCGTATAGTTGTAGTCGTTTTCGTATGTCCTTAAATAATAAATTACGGTTGCGTGGCTCCGCTGGATAAGCTTGCCTATTGCTTGTACGGTAAGTCCCGCTTCCCTTGTTAGCTGCGTGAAAATCTTACGCGCGTAAACGAGTTGTAATTCTTTACAGCTTCCGGTAATATCTGCGAAGGAAACGCCCATAACTTCCGTAATAGCCTGCTTTATCTCCGAGTATGCTGGGGCAGCTTCGTAAATTATCTTCTTCTTTGTCAATTCGGCAAAGTTCTTTTCAAGCGTTGCCCCGCGTGAATTGTCCCAACCCGTAAGAAGGTAAATAGTATCGCACCCCATAAGTAGTACAATATCCATAGCTATGTGTAGTTCCCACGGCGCGTTCCAAGGCAATCCGTTTTTAAGTGGGTTTACTACTTCGTACCCCTGCGCTATAAGCTGCGCTTCTACGCTGCTGAATTTCTCTTTTACTTCTTCTATCGGCAGGCCGCTTATTTGGCCCGAAATATACACTTTGCCCATAAGTTACTTTGTTCTATAACTATTATTTTCAAATGCTATCCTATCGAACATTTCCGCGAACCTGTCCGCTACACGCGGGCCGTAACGCCTAAATAGTTCTTCGTCGTCTAAATTGCTTGTTATAATCGTGAATAGCTGCCGGTCATAACGGTGGTATATTACTTCCACAAACGGGCTTATTTCGTTGCCCCAAACCTTAATTACGGAAGGTTCTACACCTACGTCGTCAATTACCAATAATTCGCGGGTCTTGATGTCGTTGAAGGTGTCCGGATTTTCCTTCGCTATGCTGGCAAGCTCCAAGGCTGTAACGTGTCTTACATTCTTTCTTTCGTGGTATGAGTAGCTTTCGTATAGAAGCCCTATAAGCCTGCCGATAGCGCGGGAAAGCGTTGTTTTGCCGTTGCCAACCTTGCCGTATAGAAGTAGCCCGAACTTGTGGTTTCCTACCAGCCACTTGGCTGCCTGTTCTATATGCTTGGCCGTTTCCGCGTCGTCTACGAAGTGTTTGTACCTGCGTTCTACTTCGAATATGTAGCTTTCCCTTAGCATAGCCGGTACGTCTTCTATATACCGGTCTATCTTAAAGCGTTCCGGAAAAGCCGCCCTTTTTAGAAGCTCCCGGAAGCGGGTCATATCCACCCGCGTTGTTTCCTTGCTGTTGTCTGCCATTCCTCAAACTATTAGTTATTCCGTTTCGTTCCCAAGTTCTAACCGCGGCCTTCCAATCTTTCATAGGGTTTTTTCCTACCTTCCAGCCGTTGGAAGTATAAAAATCTAACCAGCTTTGCGGGTTTACGTCGTTCCCGCGTTCCTCGCAATAAGCCGCCACTTCTTCAAGGGTTGGGGGTATAAACTTTTTCGCCGTTCTCGTTTTCTTTCTTGCTGGCCGTACTTCCTGTTCTGCTGGCTCCGGTTCTGCTACTGCTGCAGCAGGGATTTCCGGCGCGGTAAAGCCGCCTTCAAGAACCCCCATAAGGTTGTAATACTCCAAGCGGTCTATTACGGAACGGTGCGCGGGGTTCTGCCTGTTAAGCTCTTTTCCGTACTGAAATTCTATAAAGTCCGGAATGAAGGCCTTACTATCGCCGTCGAAGAAGTAAAGCCTATCGCCCAAGGTTTTGCGTAAGTCTTCCATGTTGAAGGACTGCCCGCAATATAGCCCGGCTATCTCTAAGTCTACTTCCCAAATACCAGCGTTACTGCATTCGCAAAAAAGGTAAACCCAAAGCAATTTATAAGGCCCCGGAAGGTTTCTTACAAAGCGTTTCTTAAATAAGTCGGTATCTATAAACCTTTTCGCCATATCCTTTGCTTTTTAATGGCCCCGCCCGAAGGCGGAGCCGGGTTGTTGTTATTCCGTATATTCTTCTTCCTTGTACGCTAAGCAGAAGTCCTTTTCTATAATCGAATTGCAAGAAAACGGAGAAGCCGAAATAATGGAAAGGCGGGCGTACTTACCTTCTTCTGCCTGTTCCTTGAACT